CCAAAGAAGCAATATGAGAATATAAAAATTAATGAGAAAATGAAGATAATAGAAATTGGAGCAAATATAGAATATATGTTATCTCAAACTAATAAATCCAAAGAACCTATATATATTGAAATGCTGTTATGTCATCTGCTTTTTTAATCTGCTGGTTCATCTCTAGGATATGAAATTCCCTTATTATAACCTTTCATAGTTATATACTTTAAATCACTATTATATACATCTTTTTTTTCAAATTTAAAATTATTAAATATGATATTTGCCGCTATAAATTTATTACACTCGTATTTCTTATCATATATAATAGTCATATAAATATATTTTATATTTTTCACGTAATTATCTAAAAAATCATTGTATAACTGCGCTCCTCCAATAACAAAAGCGCTCTCTATAATTTCTTCTTCTTCAACATATTTTAAAGATTCTTCAATATTCTTAAAAATCTTTACATTTTCTTTATCACCCTCCTTTAATTCTTCGTCAATCTCTCTAGATATTTTATCGTAATCTATCGAACTGATTATAATATTTATTCTATTAACAAGAGGTCTTTTAGGTAATGAATACCATGTATTCTTTCCCATAATTACACAGTTCTTTTTCTTATTGTCATCTACAGCAGTTGTTATATTTTTAAAATGTTTTAGTTCGTTCGGAATATGCCAGCACATTTTATTATCAAATCCTATGCCATAATTAGTACTAGTAGCAACTATTATATTTATATTTTTACCTTTGCTCACGCTTTTGATATCCTTTACTTTATCATCTATTACATTAGCCATTAATAATATATAATAGTATATCTTTATATTACCTACCATCTCAATAATATAAAGAGAATCTGTAATCCTCTTATAGCGACATAAATACTCGTAGAAATTACTATATTTTCATGAGCGTTTTCAGGATTATTAGTTTCTCTTAATTCGTTATTGAATACTGAACAATTTATCATAATAGGTAAGTTATACAATTATATAATAATGTGTTTCCATATCTTATATGGTTTGATATTCATATATCATCGTAGCAATCATAAATATTGTTAGTTTTTATGGGTATTTATGGTAATGTATGGGAAACCAAAAAATCTTAAAAATCTAATTTTAAAATTTGAGTACATAACTTTTTATTTTCTAATATTCCAAAAGTTTTCTAGAAATTTCTAAATAAAAAAAGTTATGTACTCAAATTATTCTTTAAGTTTTTTGAAAGAATCTTGATAGAACATAGAGTCTCTAAAAGGGTAGCCCATGCCATAGGCATGCCTTAAGAGACTTCTCTATAGCCCTTTATGGTAATGTATATGATAATGTATGGGAAACCAAAAAATCTTAAAAATCTAATTTTAAAATTTGAGTAGCGTAAGCGTATAACTTTTTATTTTCTAATATTCCAAAAGTTTTCTAGAAATTTCTAAATAAAAAAAGTTATGTACTCAAATTATTTTTAGAAAAAATTAAAATTTCCTGGTTAAGATTATATAGACCAGATTACATTTGATTATATTGGTCGTTCATAATATTATATACGCGCTCCTTATATTCTAATACTGTCTCTCCCTCCAATAAATCTACCATATCACAAACCCTAATCTTTATTTTATAATTTTGAACCAAGAAAAGTTTTAAACATGAATGAAGCATAGACTCTCCATTATCAGAATTATGATGAAGAGAATTATCCTCGTATTTAATTACTACAGGCAGTATAGAATATCCTTCTACAAATGCTCCTTTTCCACTGAATTCCGTAATATTTCCAGGAATTTTAGGAATATTGCCTGAACCAGGTGCTATGAATATTACTGGGTCTCCTGCCTTGCGATTATCAACACGCTGTTTTATTATGGCACTAGTTTTTCCCTTTTCTACATAGATACTTCCATATTTTTCATTATTTTCATCTGTATATCCGAATATATTATATAAAATTGTTCTTAAAATTACATAGCAGCCGCGCGGAAAAGCGCTCGCTAGTACAAAACCATCTGCCAAAGTAGTATGATTAAAAGTACATATAAATTTCTTATCGGTATATAAATAGTTCATATATTTGACAAAATCCTCTTTTGGCAAATCAATATTTAAAGATAGTACAAACATCAAAAACTTCCCAAAAATCAATATTACAGACATCACGCTACTTTCATCTTTAATAAAATGTAAAACTATATTTGAGAATCTTAATAATATTAATAAAAATACTATTCTGAATGGAACTAAAATATATAAAATTATAGTTTTAATTAAATTAATAATATCGTTCATTTTATTATTATATACATTAAATAATATAGCATTATCGCGCAGATATCAAACATGATTTTTATACATTAATGTAGTATATTTTGGTATATCGATATTATAGTATTCTTTATTCGCGTACTTGTTGTTTTTAATCCATATCCTCGCAATATAATATAATTTCTTCGGACTTATAGAAACGCCATTGATATTATTCATTACATCATCGCTGCTACCTATAGTTTCTCCCAAAATACTCGCACATAATTCAAAAAACTTTTTTTCAAAATCTTCCGGAGATATTTTAAACGACAGGCAACCACCATTTATATTAAGTTCATCCTCGTATCTTGGAATAATATCTGCCCTCATTATAAAAAACATTCCTTTTTTAAACAGTTCCTTATATCCCTTGAAATATCGCGCATAATCTTTAACCGTAGATATCTGCCCTATAATTTTATAACTTTTATCATCCCAATTAATATCGTAGGGATCGTGAAAATATATAGACCAACAATCATTTAAAAAAATATCGTTATTATCATTCATATTATATAAAATATATATTAATAATTCTTATATATTAGGATTGATAGATATATAAGAATTATTATAATAATAATAATATAAAATCAAATGAAAATTACGAAACACATTTCTTTCTATTTTTTAATTGATAGAATTATGTATATCAATAATATTATTGATGAAACGAATAAATATGAATATACGACAGATATTTTCATTCATACGAACAATATAGATTTACGCGAAGGGATGTTTAATAATTATACGAATGGATATATCAAAATAATTTATCATGATTTGTCAAATACTCACCCTTTTTATTTAACTTGGAAATGTAGAGAATTATTACAACAACAAAGAGACGATTATGATATATTTATATACATAGAAGATGACATATTAGTTCCATACAAAGCAATAAAATATTGGTTAAAATATAGCCAGGGGCTATTAGAATCGAATTATAATTTAGGATTTGTAAGAATTGAAGTGGAGGATGGTATCGAATATATAACAGATTTATATGGAGAACGACTCGATACCTTTATTGACTTAAATGAACAAAAATATTGCGTTAATAATAAAAACCCATATTGTGCCTTTTGGATTTATACTAAAAATGAGTTTAATAACTTTGTAAATAGTAAATATTATAACATTAATAATATATCAGGTTATAACATAAGAGAACAAAGTGCTATTGGATTACATGGAACCAACACTGATTATTATAAGAATACTTTAATTCCAATTGTAAATAATAAATTACACGAAGATTGTAAAATATATCATATGCCAAATAATTATGTTCTTAATAAAAATACGCCATTCGCAACTATAAAATTTAATGAAGCGCTAAAATTGCTATAATTAAAACAGGCACACGCTATTTTATATATAAGAGGTTCTTATAATTTTGTAAAAAGATAATTCAGTTATATGACAATTTTCATTGAGAATATAATTTATTGGAGTTATTTTTTCTAAATCGTGTTTTATATTACGACGATTAATATTTGCGCATTTTCTAATAACCTTTTGAAAATCTGCGAGGTACTTGTGAGGAAATAAATAAAAATTATCACAAATAAGATTAGTTTTCTCTAAAATACTAACGATATTTATTTTATCAAAATCTATATTACTATTTGCGAAATCTTTTTGAAATAAAAGGTCAAATCGCGTAATAAGTACTAAATCATATTCTCTTCCTTCGTTTACGCACAAATCTATAACAGACCCTAGCATTTTATTTCTTGACAATACGATATCTTCACAATCTTCGCAATCTTCGCAATCTTCGCAATCATTTATAAAAGTACATTTAACAGATTTATATTTGTCAGTAAATTCTTGTATATCCTTGTCTTCGCTAAAACTATTAGTAGTTATATATACATCTATATCATATCCTTTACTTTTGAAATATTCAAATATATATTTCTGATAATTATCATAACTATTATTATAATCCACTGAATATAACGTTCCATACTGCCAATGCCTGTTTATTTCCAATGAAACTCCGAATAATAATAATGCCAATTTCATATATATAATATATAGAATATATTTATATTATTATCATATTATCATATAAAATCATATAGAATAAATTTGTTCTAAAATAGTAAAAAATATATAAAAATTGATTAAATTAGATTAAAAATTATAACGTAAATATGAGAAAAAACACGAGTAAATTAGTTGTTAGAGGTTATTATAATTACTATCGCGCTATAATATGAAAAGACAATCTGTCAAGAATCCGCAAAGAGGAATCGCTCATATATAGTGTAGTCAAATTTTGTAAGAGGTAATTATTATAACTATCGCGCTATATATGAGAAGACAATCTGTCAAGAATCCGCAAGGAGGAATCGCTGATTTATAGTGTAGTCATCTAGTGAAATTGTGTTTTTATTTTTTTGTTGTTGATATTTGAAATGCCGGAAATGCTATTCCGTTGCCATTTTTCCAGCGGAGCAATATATCTATTTGTTTTCCAGAAGCAGAATAAGCGATATACTTGAACTTTTCAGGATACTTCTCCCACCTAACAAGATTATAATCATCTATATTTACTATCTGTTTATAGATTTTGTTATTTTTATACAACATATATATTTTATTTTTTTGTGTTTCTATTAAATATTCTGAAAGAGCAGTAATATTGAGATTCGCTATATTTATAAAATTCTCTCTACTAATTTTATCAATAGAATTTGATAGATTATAGAATTCAATAGAATCTTTATATCCTGTATATTGGCTGCTTTTATTACATCCTTGATAATAAATGTCCTGAAAATATTTCATACATTTAGGTTTATTGCCGTGTATTTCGGCAATATATTGAGAACGCGGGGGATACTTAATATCTGCTGTCGATATTAGTTTTGGAAGATAGTTATCATAATAATATTCTTCATATGAATGAGACAAATATTTGCTAGTTTTTACAGGAGATACGAATTGCGGCACTTCATCTATATTTTCGGCATTGAATTTAAGTTCGATATTGTATTCTATATTATTCACGATTATTGTGAAGTCATAATTGTATTTGCGACCTCCGCGATGTATCAATGATATAGAATAGATATTATTATGTCCTATCAAATCGTAGATATAACTTTCTACGCTTTTCTTAAGATTATCCCAGCGCCTCGAGTATTTATAATATTCTATAGGTATTTTGTTATTTATTATAGCACCAATAATATTTTCTCGCGTTTTATTATTTTCATCATTATACTTTTTATCAGATACTATGAATGCATTAATATCCTTATAAAATATCTTAATTATTTGATTCTTTTTACACTTTTTCGTTTGATAATTACAGCAAGGCAAATTATTAAGTTTATTGAGATATTTCTTAAACATAACAATATATATTTACATTTTAACTATTATACAGTATCATTTTTTATAATCCGTTTCAATAAAAAAATATAAAAATATATATACATATGCGTGGATGTATGTGTGCGCTATTCCGCATAGACCCTTATATATATCATATCTGCTTATATATGATATGCGCCAAATCATCTGGGATGTTATCAGGTAGGATTTTTTTCATATAAAGAGAATACATCGCAAGATTTTTAGTATAATCCTCGCACGATTTTAATTGTCTTTCAAGTTTAAATATTTCATCTTCTATCAATTCAGATAGCAAATCATTGTCTATCATTACTACATCCTCAATAGAATACATACTATTCTCTATGTGCGCGTCCGTCGATAGATTATAGCACATTGTGGGATAATTAAGCATATGCGTATCTTCGCAATCATAACTATTAGTAATATAAAGATTTTTCCAAATAGTTTTTTTCCTAATACTATATCCGTCCTCGCTAATATTTAACTTTGCGGGGTCGTCAGTCAGCATGAGACTGATAATATAAATTTTATACAGTATAGGATATTTTTCCATATCATCTTCCGCGATAACCAATAGCGGAATTCCTCCATAATCCTCGTCGTCGCCATAATTATCATTTAAATTCACATATACGTTAATAACCTTTTCATCTTTTACAAAGATTACTGTGTTTGTAACACGATTGCTGTGATAATTATAGCAGGTGAAAAGCATCCTCGAGAATTAAATGCGAAAGTAGGGTCTGTTCGCGGTGTGTTGCGTTGGTGGCCGTAGAGCGTATTCGAAGGCTTATTAAGGCTTTTCGGGGTGGCTCTATCAAATTGTTTGGTAGGCGATAAAAATAAACTGAAATTCTTATCAATTTTTATAATTTTGCTATTTGTAAAGAACATATTTATGATAAAAATATAAAAATATATACCATGTAATACCATGTAATACAATGTAGCATATTATAAAATATTAAGAAGAATCATATTAGTCAAATCATCAGGGATGTTATCTGGTATAATTTTTTTCATATAGGATGAATACATCATAACTGTATTAGTATAATCTTCGCAACACTTCAGTTCTTTTTCAATCTTACATATTTCAATTTCAATTAAACTAGATATCAACTCTGGTCTTATCATTACTACGTCTTTGATAATATACATACTATTCTCTATATGCGCGTCTGTTGATAGATTATAGCACATAGTAGGATAATTACTCATATACGTATCTTCACAATCATAGTAATTAGTAATATAAAGATTTTTCCAAATAGTTTTTTTCTTAATACGATACCCATCGTCGGCAACAATTAATTTTGTAGAGTCATAAGTTAAGAAGATACTTATAATATATATTTTGTACAGTGTCGGATATTTTTTCATATTTTCTTCTGTGATAACTAATAGAGGAATTCTTCCAAAATCCTCATCGACGCCAATATTATTATATAAATTCACATATACGTTAATAACGTTTTTATCTTTTACAAAGATTACTGTATTTGTAATACGATTGCTGTGATAATTATAGCAGGTGAAAAGCATCCTCGATAATTAAATGCGAAAGTAGGGTCTGTTCTTGTCTGGTAGCAGTGAGTAGCGTTGGTGGCCGTAGAGCGTATTCGAAGGCTTATTAAGGCTTTTCGGGGTGGCTCTATCAAATTGTTTGGTAGGCAATAAAAAGAAACTGAAATTCTTGTCAATTTTTATAATTTTGCTATTTTTAAAGAACATATTTATGATAAAAATAAAATATAAAAATATATATTATATACAATGTAGCACTATGTAGCACAATGTAGCATATTATAATAGATTGCGAAGAATTATATTAGTCAAATCATCAGGGATTTTATCTTCTACAATTTTTTTCATATATGACGAATACATCACAAATCTCTCATTATTATCTTCGCAAATTTTCAACTCTTTTTCAATTTTATTCGCTTCGTCGTCAATCAATCTCGAAAGCAATTTATGGTCCATCGAAACGACATAACATATAATATACATTTTACTCACAATATCACCTATTGTCGATAGTTCATATGACATTGTAGGATAAGAATACATGTAAGTATCATAACAATCATAATATTTAGTGATGCGAATATTATTCATGTTCGTTTTTTTGCTAATACAGTATCCATATTCATCTTGAATTAACTTTGTCGGGTCTTCAGTCATCAGGATACTAGTCATATATATTTTATATAATGAGCGGTAATTTTTGATATCTTCTTCTGTAATAACAAACAAGAGTTTAATATTATCATAACTTACATTCGCATATACATTAATAATATTCTTATCTTTGATAAAGATTACAATATTAATCTTACGGTCGCTATGATAATTATAGCAGGTGTAGAGCATTATCTATATTGATTCGCTAATGTATTCGCTACAGATCTTCTTCGACTCTGTCTTAAAAATCTGCGGAGACTTATGGGCGACTTGTGAAAGACGGTTGCTGCTGTTTCTTTGGTCGGCAATAATACTAATCCTGGATTAGTATCAATTTTTTAATTTTATTATTTATAAAAGAACATTTTTATGAATATCACGAACATTATGAATATTCTTCGTGATATATAGGTAATATATAATTAAGTTCTGTCGTATTTATTGCGTTATTTCCAAAATATAATTTTATAAATTCTTGCGTTCGGTTGTCATTAAGAGAATTTATTATTTTTTCATATTTGCCGATAAGCGCATCTTTATCAATAGATTCCCGATATCTTATACAGATTAAATGATTTTCTATCAAATACTCTTCGCAATTATCATAATAATCGCTAGATATTAGACAATATTCAAATTTATAATTTCCAACTCCATAACCCCTATTAATAATGAGCAATGGTTCCTTAATACCCTTCTTTAATATGTGATTCTTTTTTTTCCCATCCGCATATTTTTTATAAATCAATTTATTATTTTTAATATCACCGCTATATATTAATCGCGTTTCGCTCTTGTCATCTGTTAATATGTCCTTACATTGATTCCATACTACGCTGCCCACATTAACTTTAAAACCTATATCCGCCAAACTATAAGATTCCTCATATAAACTCTTTAATATTTTAATATTCTCTTTGATGCCAAATATAGTATATTCCTTTATTCTAATTATATATTCTTCATTATTATTATTATTATCGATAACATCGATATTTTCTTGCGCAATATCTATTTTTTCTATGATAAATAATAATGTTTCCTGTTCCGTTTCTATATATTTATCATTACAATAAGTAATACTAATTATTTTAAAATGCTTTGATATATATGCGCGCATTTTATCATAGTATAAACAATTTAAGAAGTTTAATGGTAATACAAAACTTAATATCCCGCCAACATTTAATAATTCAAGTGATTTAATTATAAATATTATAAATATATTGGGACGACCTTCAAAATATTCGTAATATTTTTTATCTACATCTCCCTTTTTCATTACATAATAAGGAGGGTTCCCAATAATCAAATCAAATTTAATATTATCAGCGACCGCATTATATTTTAGAAAATCGGCATTTATAATATTCAGCGTATCTGTTTTCATATTTACAATGGAATCATATATTACCTTATTATATTCTATTGCCTTTATTGATGCGCGAGGAAATCTTTTAGTTAATTCAATAACATATTCACAAGAACCGCAAGAAGGTTCTAGAATATTTCCGCACCATTCTCGCGTATATTTAGAATACGCTTGGATTATATCTAGAGAACTAATTACAGTATCCGGGGGTGTAAAATATATCCCGCCATTTTTTTTGATATCTTTCGAAAACTCTTTAGTGAGTTTATAAGATAATTCACTAAAATCGCGAGACATTTTATAATTATCTATTATATCAGTTATATGAGTTATTATATAATTATAATAATAATATCAATTTTTAACTATACATAACTATACATAACATACAAGATATAGTAAATATAATGTAAAAGATATATAATATAGATAACTAGATATAATGATATGATAATATAAGATATGTAAAATATTAGATTAGCGATATACAAGATATAAGAATAAAACGCATTATATATCATAATATTATGTTGAGATTTTTTATATTTGCTTCTATATTATATTGTACTAATAGTTTCTCTATTTCATCCTGTCCTTCTTATCTAAAATTGAATAAACAAACTTTTGTAAAACCGGCAAAGTTGGTAAATCGAGTAAATTCAAAATATAATAGAAATTTAGCAGTAGCGCTTTCTAAAAAAGATGATAATGATGTAAATATCAATGCTTTCAATAATATTGATGTTGATAAATCTGGAAAACTAGATATTTCAGAACTGGAGTTTTATTATGGAAAAAATAATTATATGGACATCGCAGATGTTAATAATGATAAGGAAATCGATTATCTAGAATTCAAAAGATTAATTAATATTAAAAAGTTTGGTTTGCGAAATGGTGGCAATTTATTTGTTAGGAATGCTATTAATTTCGGACTTCTCGATAAAAACTCTATTTTGGCAGACGGAGAAGCGTCGGTATTTATAGGAAATAAAGGGTTCGACCCTCTCAATTGTTCAACGAATATCAATACATTGAGGAGATATCGCGAAGCAGAGATTAAACATGGAAGACTCGCGATGTTGGGAAGTGTAGGATGGCCTATGGCAGAAATGGTTCACCCATATCTATCTAATCTAATGAATAAGGAGAGTTTGCTTACTTCGGGTGGAAAAGTACCTTCGCTATTAAACGGAGGGTTGGACAAAATTAATCCGGTATTTTTCATGGCGATAATTGTGCTTTCTGCTACTCTCGAATCTATGAATATCAATAAAAATTATAATGTAGATAGTATTCCAGGAGATTTAGAATTTGACCCTCTGAAACTCTATAGTACAAAGAGTGTAAAAACAAAACGAGAACTAGAATTGAAAGAATTGAATAATGGACGTTTGGCGATGATTGCCATTACTTATTTTGCGATTAGCGAATTTATTACAAATACTCCTATCGCCAAACCCTTTGTTTCTATGGAACTTTCATAGATGTACGCGTAATAAAAATTGTACCAAAAATATAAAAATTGACCCATATATATTGTAGAAAGATTATAACATGAATCGCTTGGATAACGCCGCTGGATTTAACGAAGAAGTATTGGGAGAAGATTCTAATACTACATCTATTATTTTTAATGAATTAAAAAAAATTTAACTCATGATGTTATGTGCGATATGTTGGCAAAGATGAATGCTATTAGTGATGTAGTTAAGGGAGAATCAGGTTCGGGACTGAGTGGCGGGATGCTAATTGATATGTTTTTAACAGAATATCTATCAACTATTTTTGATAGTTATGAAGCATGCCACGAAGGAGAAAGTGATTGTAAAGTATTAAATATTCCTATTTCAATTAAAAAAATTAATGGAAAATCTACCATTGCTTTAGATTGGAGTAAAAATGGCGAAGATTCTAAGAAGCGCGAAAGATTTGAAACTGATATTATGGTAGTAAATTTGAAATCTGGTAAATGGTGGAAAGAATATCCGCAGGGGGCAACACAAGAAGAGAAAGATTCTGGATACTATTCTAGTACTATGAAAGCAGGTATCTATATTATCTCTCATAAATATTGTAAAAATAATGTAACGCTATCCTCGAATAATAAGACAAATAGCCTTATTGATAATAAACAGTTGTACAATATGCTAAAAGAAAGTATTAGAGAAAATATGGTTTTAGAATTTCCCGCAGAATGTCCAACATATAAATTCGACATTCTCAAAGCATTTCAACAATAATTCTATTATCTATGATTATATGTAATGTCTCGATATATATATTTTTTGTGTTTATTTTTGTTCAAAAGATTTCTCTTGTTATAATAAATGGATAATAAGATTAGTTATTACAAAATAATTGATGGTTTAAATTTTGATGCCGCATTACTAAATATGGCAGACGAGTTAATAAAAGGACAAGGTGATGGAAGAATATCTATAGATGATTCTAATAAATTACTTACTAAAATATTTGACGGTGGCACTATTACTAAAGTAGAGTGCCGAACTATTTTATATATATTAAAGAATTATAAATTAACTAATGAAGCGTCGCAAAACTTCTTGGATAAACTTATTAAATATGATTGATAATTATTAAAGAATATCTACAAAAAATGATTAATATATCCCTTATTTTTATCACTAAATATAATTTATATAATGCCCTTAAATATTAAAGATATCCCTATAGTTTTATCATATGATACAGTCGCGACAAATAACATTAAAAGTAAAAAAAAAATATCTATGCTAAAAAAATTACCCGATAAGATAGATATTAGTGCTCTCGCTCTTATATCTAGATATTTACGTAAAATTTAAACATGTAAAATTATATAATAAAAATTATCTCTTATTTTTTAATTTCATAAGTATCTTATACTCAGATACTGTAATAAGTTTTCCTTTGTGCTTTATATGTTCTTTTTTAGAATTAGGAATTCTATACACACGCCTTAATTTACCAAGAACTTCCTTCGTTTTAAATTTTGAAGATTTTTTATAGCCTCCTGCTGTTTCAATTGATTTAAAATCAACCTCTGTTATTTGTTCTATATCAAATTTATTAACAGATATATATATTTTTTTAAACCTATTCCAAATAATCTTATTATTTTCACAATTTCCATTCTTAATAATATCTATTCTTATTAAGATATAATCCTCATTATTTTTTTTTATATATATATATTTATAATTTGTTTTACCATTATTTTTATCTTCGTTACCATAAGAAATATCGTATTGTATTTTAATTACCCTTCCTATATTTTCATATTTTAATAAATTTAAATCTGCAAATATATCTTTTAAAGTTTTACTTTCATCAAGATCTCCAGTTGATTTATCATTACTTATTTCTTTATATATCGCTTTATTATCTGTATTTGATTCCATTAAATATTCTAAATTATTATTGTAAATTTCAGATAATACTTCTGGCGATGATTTATTATTTAAAATGTTTGTATGTAGTAGTGCTTCTTCTCTCTCTCTCGCTTCTTCTCTCTCTCTCGCTTCTTTTCTCTCTCTCGCTTCTTCTCTCTCTTCTTTTTCATAGTTTTCGATATATTTATTAATATAAGGTCGGCAATTAAATGATGAAATTTTAGCTAAAGATTTCATATAGTTTAAATTATCATCAATACTGATGATATTATTATTTTTTATAAGACCGATTAGATAATCAATGTCTTTATAATTAATACATAGTGTAGAGTAACCAAATTTTGTGTTATTTCTTTGAGTTGAATCCATATTAAAATGTGTTAATTATATAATATCTATTATATTAGAATATTATATAATTAGATATTATAAGATATATTTAATATAATAAAATTAAAAAAATATTTACTACTAATATATCTAAGATGATTTATGTTAGTTCATATAAATATTTCATATCATTTAATATGTATATAAATAGCAATGATTTTGTATAGTATGAGTTTTGCGAGAATAAAAAATAGATGTAATAAATATAATAGATTTGGAGGGAATATATCGCATAATAAAATATAATATCGCGTTTCAATGCGATATTTTTACAATTTTCGGGTACATATGTGGTTTTACGTAGATAATGAATCAGAAGACAACCTAGTAAAAATATATTATAATGTGTCTGGCATCCTATGTAATACATCATGGATGCGAAAGATATATTATTATAACCAATATAATATTCAATATCATGAAATATCTGCGTAGATAATATCATTAAATACGCTATATGATTTTTGTATTTCTCTTCTGTTTTTAATGTAAATAAAAATAGATTCCTAAAACTCCTATTATATTGTATAGATAATGCGCTTAATACTTTTCCGAAATAATATGCCCATCTCGGATAAATACAATAGTGTATTTTCAATATTACACGATGTCCATTATTGCTATCCTTATTCTTATTATATATATAATGAGGTTCGCGATGATAATCAAATGCCACAACATCGCCCTTTCTAACAATAGTATCTTGAGGTATCATATTAAAGCACGTGACGACATCGCTGTTATCATCTAACCCGAGTATAACGCGATAACATGAAGCGAATGGAAATAAAAAATATGGACCATCAATGTGTCTAGTATAAAATATTTTGTCTGATGTATTACTAACATCGGATGAAATTACTTTTTGCGGCGCTGTGACATATATTTCATTCATATCATTTATGATATCTATACTCTTATTCGTATTTTTTGCGAACATAGTGATTATGTTTTTATCGGACGCTATTTTATAATATAATAAAGATATATCTACAGGTAATTCAGAATACCACCAATGACTCGAATTGTTATCATCGGGGTTTTGCGACATTACCCATCTGCGCAATTTATCTATTTCAGTATTATCGCTGATTTTACATTTATAAACTCTATTTTTTTGATGTTTATAAGGAAAATAAAATAACATATTATAATATAATATTATATTTTTCTTTGTAATTACTAAAAATATGAATATATATATGCTTCTCGTTACTCTAGTAATACTATTTTCTTTTCTTACCGCGGTATATTTAGGTAAATATTATGCGAGTATTCCTGCTCTAACGGTTTTCATAACTTCTGTTTATTTTTGGTCTAATCCAGAAGAAAAAACGAGAATGTATATAGATATTATAACAGTTCAAATTGCCTTATACTTCTCAATATATTACGCATACACAAATATGGACGCTAAAAATTTTCGTAGTTATTTTGTTATTTTATGTACCGCGCTAATATACTATTTATTCGCTATCTTATCGTGGAATCTAAACCCATATATAACAGAAGATAACGCTAAATTCTATAAAACGATTACATTAATATTACATTCGGCAGGAACTGTTATTACAAACTATTCAAATATTTTTATGTATTTAAGTATATAATCTATAATTTATAAAATAACTCTAAAATAACTCTAATAACTCTAAATTATATAATATAAAAATTGATTTAAGGTATAACATAAAGAAGATATTACTCCAATTATTATGGACATTATCAATTATATTGATATTCTGCCATGTGATATAATTGAAAAAATTGTAGAAGATACTCTGGATGAACACGAAAAAACCATAGAAAAATTAGAAAATATAAATAGAAAAATTCATAGGAAAATATATGGTTCCTTCAATACTGATAAAGGATTGAAAATCAATAAGACTGCCGACGGATATCTTATATCATTTGGTAATATTAAAAATAAATATATGGATAGCAGCATGGCAGCATTACTGCTATCGGCTTCCTACAAGAATATAGGATACCGAACATTACCGAGTTTACTCTCATCATCCTATCTTCTATATAAGTTGGATAAAAGCGGAATTATAAAATGTGTAGATTATTATGGATTTTTGGGACCAATTAAATTAGTATATCCTAGAAATTATACATATGGAAATAGCAATCCGTATATTACAGAAACATATAATAATTTGATAGGTCTTGACATTTTACGCGAGACAGCAGAATCTGTTGAAATTACGCGTTTTTACAATAAAACTATTATAGAACATTTGAAAAAGATTGTTAAAGGCACCCAAGAATATTATGATATATTTATAGAAAATCATATTATTATGGAAGATGATATAGATTACTATCTAGTATGTCTTAACTATAATAATAACATTGGCGTTGATTGAATTCGTTGAGATATTAGCAAAATATAAAAATATATATTGTCGCGCTCTATATAATATTTAAGAATGTTTTCTGCCTTTTGAAAAATCTTTTCTTAATTTTTCTACATTTCGTTCTTTGTTTTCGGCAATCTTAACTAATTTCATCATTTGTTCGTGTTCATAAAACGCAATACCTCCAGTCATAACAAACAAGCAAAGACCTGCTATTATAGGTTCCATCCCTAGTGCCAGCGAATACTTATAATCTAATATTTCTCTTATATGCTATTTTATATGTAATGTGGTATAAATAATAGGTTGTCATTTTTTTATATTTTA